TGAATACTCGTGATGAGAGCGCACAGAATGCAAGCAAGATCATGGATTTTGCTCGTCAAATAGCCAGTGGCGAAAGCACTGCGGAAAACCAGGCCAGCATCATGGCCTTGGCATCTATTAAAGGAGTCCAGGCGAATTCAGGTTTGCCGATGACAAATGTAGGTACAGATCCAGTTGAAATCATGCGTCAAATTGGTTACGCATAGCCGACATTGAATCGTCGTTAGTATTTAACAAAAGCTGACATCCGTCCGTGCGTCTTGCTGGTAGTGATGATGTCTTTAATAGGCTATCAGCTACGTCCGATAAATCATCTACTGCCGACCATGTTGACAGCGTGGTCGAACAGATAGAGGTGCTTAGAGCCAAAGGTCTGGGGGATCAGGCTGCAATTAAACATGGCTTAAATATCTGGGAAGGCACGGAAGAACCGGTGGAAGCGAATCCAAGATTTGCTGCGATTTATGGAGATCTTTCTTCTAATGATTCACGGGACGTTAGACCTGTCGATGGGCTTGATCGAACGGTTTGAAGGAGTAGAGAATTCTGCGTATCTTGATGCTGGGGGAGTGCCTACAATCTGCGCTGGATTAACTAGATATCCAGATGGCTCACCGGTACGCATGGGCGATGTGTGTAGCGAACCAGTTTGCGATGGCTATCTCCGCAACATGATCGAAAACGAGTACATGCCCAAGCTTCGGCGAATACCAGGATGGGAGAGATTGGGTAAACGTAGGCAGTCAGTACTGGTCAGCTTTGCGTGGAATATGGGTCAGAATTTTTATAGCTCAAGCGGATTCGAATCGATTTCTCGGGTGTTGCGTGAGGGAGCGAATAACCCTGAGGTATACAAGCAGATGCCACAGACTTTAAGTAAATACAATACGGCTAATGGCGTCCAGCTGGTTGGCCTGACTCGACGCAGGCAATACGAAGGGCAGGTCTGGGCTCAAGAGAATGACGGCATAAGAGTGCTAGAAGCGGCAGCCAATACTTACCTGAAAAAGGCTGCGATACCTGGGGAATATTTATCAGCGAATGCGCTCATGGCTTTTAAGTCTGGAGACAATATTCGTGTTGTCGCAACAGACGAAATCCCAGCGGACACCCATCAGTGGGTCACCCTTGAGGGCACGGGCGAAAAATGGGTGATGTATCAACCCCACTGGTTGGTGAGTCATGAACAAGATCCATTGCCAAACTTTTCAGGCAAAGATGCAATCGACTGGAACAATTTCGATGCCTATGTCAGCAAGCATTTGACTGTTGGGGAGGTCTTGCAAAATGACTCCCGCAGAAAGCCTGACACTGGGAGTAATGAAGAGGCATCAATAATGTTACTAGCGGAGCAATTCGACGCTATTAGAGAGGCGTGGGGAGGCCCTCTGGGCGTTACTAGCGGCTACAGACCTGAGCCCATTAATACGGAAATAGGTGGAGTGTCAGGTTCGTTTCATGTAAAGGGTATGGCGCTAGACATTTATCCAGTAGACGGAACCTGCAAGGCGTTCTATAAGTGGTTAAATCGTCGTTGGAGTGGTGGCTTAGGCGAAGGTTGCCGTAAAGGCTTTATTCATATAGACATTCGAGATGGTGGCAAGTTCTACCCCCGAGCGGGTGTCAACCCTTGCTGCACTTGGTCGTACTAACGCCCTTGCCCACGTAAAAGCTTTTTGCGTTTTTTTGGGCGACTATGTGAACCCTGCCCTTGAGTCGTTCGTTTCTTGACTGGGTCTTTATGCGGTTCTGCCGAGAGTCCTCTACCAATGCGCATTAGACGACTCTCACAGCCATAGCATTAATGTTGAACTGAACGGTGTCGCCAAGTTCAACATCAACAGACAATGTCAATTGACCTGAGGCTAGGAAATTGCCCCCGCTGGCAGCATCCCAGACTCCGAAGTGAGTGACTGTAATTGGAGTGCTGTTGTTAGCCGCCGTCGTCAGCTGGACCACGCCAGTATTCGTGACTTCAAAACCACCCCCAGAGGCTCCTGCAACCGTGCTTAAAGCAGAGCTGCTAATGGTCGTCCTATTGGTTGAGTTAGTAATGGTATTAGTAACATCACCACTTGTTCCGTCAGTGCCAGGGTCTGATGAATGCAAAGACACGTAGACATTCGCGAGCGCAGTCGGAAAGGCTGAACCTTTCACCCAGTTAAGAACTTGCGTCGCAAAGTACTGCGAAAATGCCATGAACTTTCAATATCTAAGTGTGTTAGGCAGCGCCCAAATCAAGGGCCGTAACCACCACCGTATGGCGGAGCTGAACTAAGCGTAGCTACATTTGCGCCGCTCATTACAGCTGCACCACCTATTTTATGAGTGAGCTTTAATCGACCTGTAGGCAACATTCGCATTGTTGCTACTCCTTCTGGGGTCGTTAAAGTTCCACGGCTTCCTGAAGTTAATAGTGCAGATCCTGCTGTTTTCTTGAGTTGAGCATTGGTTGGAATTGTTCCTTGTAGTGGCCCAGTAACAAGCGCGGGGCCGGTCAGTTTTGAGATTGCAAATCGCGCTGTTAACTGGCTTGCAAGCGTCACGACACCTGACAGTGATACGAAGCGAATAGCCTGTATCTCGACGCTATAGGGTGTCTTCTGCCATTGGCTACTGCTTATTGTGAAGTAGTATTCACCGGCTGGCATTGGGTTTAAGAATTCGAGTTCCTCAGTATTAATTACTTCGTTTTGATAGGCGAATCCAAAGTCGTTGATTTGGACTGGCTTCCGGTTTGCGTCTGCGATTGCTACAGAAATATGAACGTCGGTGTATTTATTTATTTCTTGCTTGCGAATTCGCAAGCCTGCAGGGCCAAGCGTTTCGATCTTGAAAAATATGGATGGGGCTCCTGTCTGTGAGCCTATCTCCCCGGAGAATAAGCCAAGAAAATTGTCAACAATACCTAAATGGCGTGATTTGCTGATCGAGTTGTACTTGACCAGACTTGGCTGAAGGTGAAACGGAACCGCAGGCTTGAATGGTCCGCCATTTGCTGGCGACGTCGCATCATTTCTAAAGCCGACAGAAGAAGTTGTTGAATTAAAAATTGCAGCAGCCAGTGCCTCGATGATCGCTCTGGCTAATGGAGTCGATATGTAGGTTGCGTCAAACCTGCCAGATTGTGCTGGCAGGGTGGCAAGGCTCGTTAATAGTGTGTCGTAAAAAGCTGCAGAGAATACGCCAGCTTCTGCGATGATGAAAAAGCCTTTGGCAAAATTGATTACTCCTTCGTCTAACGCAAAGCCAGCAGAAGACGGTTGGGCCTTTGAATCCTTTGCAAAAATTGCCTGCCCGGCAGACAGACTAAAATCTTCTCCTAAGAGTTGAGAGTAATAACCTCGAGGCGCATCGACAGAAGATATTGTGTGATTAAAGGATGCTGAATCTGCAGTGAAGTAACTTTTGTAAAGCCAGAATACCTGTTGAAGAGTAAACTCATATCGCCTGCTTGAAGGGGAGAGTCTATTTTTAAATACGTCTCCATTTAGCCCTGTCGTGAACTCAGCTGACTCTGCTTCAACGTCTTGCACACCAGAGAGCAGCTCTATGGCAATAACTTGTGACTCTGTTCCCGTACAGCTTTGGTTTATGGACGTTATTGATTCAGTGCCATCTGGCAGCAGCCGATCATGCACTGCTGTCCCAGGAGCGGACCCACTTATCGCTTGAGTTGAAATCCTAGTTGTAGTTCCACTAGGCGTTGATGAAGAATCAAGATTCTGTTTTGTAGCGCTAAAATATACGACTCGAGAACCACCTGAGTTAGCCGTTGCCAGCGTCGGGTAAAGAATCGTAGTCGCTAAAAAGTTTTTAGAACTAGCCGCGTCATTTGGAATCTTGCGTACATTTCTATAGACAACAGAGGTGGTCCTGGTGGAACCATCCCATGGCCCTACTGTCTCTGCATTGGTAGCTGCAAATTTGTAAGCAAGGTGATATCCATTAGGGCTTCCGTAGCTGCTTTTAATAGTTTCCCATCCTTCTCCCTCAGGCGCTAACGGAATCGTTGTACCGCTTCCGTTAAATGCAAAAACAATTAGCAAGTCATTGGGCTGATGGCCCGGCATGGCAGCCGTTGCATTTTCGCTTGTTTCTGCGCCTACGAAGGTAACGTCGCTGTTGAGCCTGTATACAGCCTGGACTTTCGTCTTAAAAGATCCAGTGCCAGCAATCTCTCGCCGACAGATCAGATCGGCGTTTATTGAGGCAGATATAAATGATGCCGTCCCAGCGGCGAGATCGGAATGAACCGCTGGCATGTTTTACCTCGATCGGTGGATTAACCCAGCGTGATGGCGCCTGAGGCCTGGTCAAAGTCGATCGTCAAGCTTTCACCTGTATTAAGTGTCAGGTTTGCGCCGTAATCGAAATAGCCAATCAGCGGGTCTGCTGGACTGGTTGGCGTGGTGTTGTAAAGGTAGATGTATCGGAAAGGCCCAACAGTACCTGTAGAGCTAAGGGTCAGATCGTCTAGGACTAATCGATAAGTGCCTGAAGACTGAGCAGAGCTGTCGGTCGTAATGTCGCGTGTACTGAGATCCGTGTAACTGATTTGAGTAACGTTCGCCAGAACGCAATCAGCAGTGGTCGATGAAGGTGGAGTCGTCTCTGAAGCCGGGGCAACATTGCTCAGTGCGAGCACGAGCTGATCGCTGCCGAGGTTGTGAACTCCCTCACTCAAGTGCTCGACAAAGCCATTGAGTTTATTAAAGACAGCCATTCTGCCGCAACTAAGTTATTGCGTCAGTCTAAGAAAAACCAAAAAGGACTATACGTCAAATAGTCGACACTCCACATCGTTGGGATTGTTATCGCAAAAGCTGATAAATTTCTCTCGAAGACTTGGCTTCGCTGGCTTGGTATCGTCGTCAATCGGCGCGAAAAACACATCCTGAGGATTTTTTATTGAAGCAGGCTTCTGCATAGGGCAGAAACCGTCGACGCAATCAGTGTCCTTAGTCATCTGTGATTGTCTGAATAAAGATTCCAGGTGCCACTACACATCGGCCAAATGCATAGTGGGTCAGTTGCCAGCCCGTTGAAACTACAAAAACCCGGACTCCTGGGCTGTTGGGGATCTGCTCCTGACGTAGTTCTTCTTCGGAGCATGTTCATCTTATCGACGAGCAGGTGTTGGTTTAAATCTTTTTCTCATGATCTTGTGGGTATGGGGACGAACTGCTGCAATGAAGTCCTTTGTGGATTCTCGTGTGAATTGAATCCCAAAGCTCTTTTCCCTTCTTGCCATGATCTTGCATTCGAAGTTATTGGCATTGCACCAGCCAGCCAAGGCAATATTTCCCTCTGGAGAAAACCGAGAATGAACCTTACCGATTCTTCCGATAATTCTGCCCCGGTCAGACCAGAGCGCTGACAATCCTCCAATACCAGTGATGTCCAGGATCTGAGGAGTGATGACCTTTTTGTCTCTTGGATACATCAGTTCATAGGCCCTGTAGAGCTCATCACTTCGCACTCGAAGTCTTACGTCGTCGTAGAAACCATCGCATGGGAGGACATCGATTACAAATTCAAGATTTCCTAGATGCGAATCACGAAGCTGTTTTAGCTGGTGGCTTAAGTAAGGTCTTTCCGTTTCACTGCGGATGATCTCCAGCCAAGGCCGTTGCCTTCTCCCCTTCAGAGCTATTGTCCCTGCCCCCAAGCAGCAACTCAGTACGCGAGCTACGAATTGAGCAGACATCTGGCGTGACTCCTTTAAAAAGATGAATGCGGCTGGGTGGTGCGTATTGAATCAGTGCGTCTTGCACTTTGACCGTCTCGCTCGGTGCGAAATAGAGCCTTGGGTGTTGACGATGTTCCCCAAGAACTGGTTGCGCTCCCGTAAGCATCGAGATCCAAGCTTGCATTCGAGCCCCCTCCATATAGGTCCTACCTACGCGGGAAAGCTCTGCGCTCATGTCCGGTTGAATATGAGCACCTTGCGCCCAGCACCATGCGGCGGCACTTGCGCCAAGTAGGTCAAGCGCGGTTTGGTTGATTAGCCGCTCCCCACCGGGATAGAGCAAGTTGTAAACAGGCCTCAATTTGTTGGTAGATACTCTGAATCTGAGCACAGAGGTCTGCCTCCCATTGGCCCTGGGGGAGCTTTTATAGGGAGTAATTACAGCCCTAGAAGGCAAGAATTCCTTGAATTCACGTACCTTGTCTTCGAGAAATGCTGATTGATTTATTCCAGCTGTCAAAGTCAGCTGAATATAACCACCTCCTGGAGTGCGATATGAGACAAGACTCCCATCAGTAAGAAGTAAACTCAGTAACCCACGGACATCTACTACGTCCAAATTTGCTCCCTATAGAACACAACTATAGTAATAAGAAGCACAGTAGTTGTGCTTATAAACCCTTACAGCTGAGGAATTTCGATCCATGTGGATTGATAATGATTTTCCCAAGCTGCTAGGTGCTGAGCTTTACCGCCCCCATCCCGGTTATATCATCGAGATGGCTGTGGAGCCTGTGGTTGTTCACGATTTCGCTAAGCAACCCGGTCAGACTGTCCAACTTGATCGCTACCGCTTCTGGGGCAATCCTGGTAATAAGGATTCCCGTGAGCGTACTGCTGATCAAACTTTGGGCACAGCATCTAGCCGCTCTATTGTTAAAGACAAGGTTCTGGTGAACCTCAAGGAGTACACCGGACCTGCAGACCCTACAGATGCAACTTCACCTTCAACCTTCAAGGTTGCTCGTGAAACTCTGCTCACCGCTCAGCGCTTGCTGCTTGATACCGGCAACCTGAACGTTTTCCACCAGTCAATCGGTTCACTGACACTGCTGGATGATTATCGCCGTTGGCGTGATCGCGTTTTTGCTGACGAACTTTTCAAAGCAGAAGCTGCTGGTCCTGCTAGCGACAACGCTGGTGGTTATTACTATCCACTCGGCAAGACCAAGGCAACCGCCGCTCCGTTCCTTAACTACGCAGCCGGTGAATCAGCCAAGTTTGACGTAAAGACAGACTTGCTGCAGGTTGTCAAGGACATGCGTAAGCGCAACGTCCCAACCTTTGCTGATGGTTATTACCGTTGCATCGCAGATCCAACTGCAATGATGCACCTCCGTCAGAACGATGCTTTCCGTGAAATTGCCCGCTACGCGGGTAATGGCATGGTCAACCCCCTGCAACCTGAGCAGGCTCCTAATGCCAACTTCTTCTATGGCATGGGTCCCGCTTACGGACAGGCTGGTTTCGTGGCCGGACAGCCAGTGATGCCCACGGGATTCCTATTCGAAGGAGTTCGCTGGTTTGAATCCACCAACCTTGCTGAGAAGTCTCTGCAAGTAACTGTTAACGACGCATCGATCACCAACACGGTGACCACTGCTGCTCCGATGATTTTCTTCGGTCCTCAAGCAGTCGGCGTTGGCATTGGTGGTAACAACGCTCAGATCTTGTTGAACAACAATGATGATTTCTCACGATTTATCATCATGATCTGGTCGCTGTTTGCTGGTTTTGAAGTGCTTAACCGCGACTTCATCACCATCGCTTATTCCTTCGTTTATTGATAGGAGTAACTAAACAATGGCAAAGAAAATTTTTCCCGGTAACTGGGTTACCGATCTAAGTAGCTACCAGGGACAGGCTGTTGTAGCCGTTCCAGGCCGTGTGTATTACCACAAGGTCGGTTATGCACTCGTTGGTTCTACTGGTGCAGCGTCATTTGACGTTGTCATCCCTAGCCCCGACATGCGTGCTGATGACAAGGTTCGCGCAGACATCGAGGGATTGACTGTGCCTACAGGCGCAACTGTTTATTCCCTTGGTCTGCGTGTGTCCGACACTCGCAAAGCTAAAGGTGTAGGCGATGCAACTTCCGGTCTCGTTGGTACTAACACCGAGACTCTGAAGCTTGCTTCAGTCGCAACGGCAACTGCAACAGGTCAAATCGCCGCTACCGCTCTCGGTACTACGGCTGCATCATTGACTGTTGCAAGTACAACTATTGCTCCTGGCACTGGCCGGTTTAGCAGTGGTGCTGGCGCAACCCTTACTAGCGATCTGACGCTGAAAGTGTTTCTCTGCACATCAGCAGGCAACGTAGCCAGCTCTAACACTCTGAGCTCTACTGCATCTGGCGGTACTCCAATCATCTGCGAAGTCTCGTACTATCTCGATGATGAAGTAGCAAGCGCCGATAACACGATGCTGCCTTACTTGACTGAGAGTTGATTCTCGAAACTTTTCTCTAGTATGAGGGCGTCTGGGCCACCAGCCGCCCTCTTTTTTTGCATGTATGGCGCTGTATCAAAACACCAAGACTGGCCAATTGGTCGAGTTTATTTCACACCACGACAAGGAGTGGGCAATGGTGAAGAACTCGAGCGGGGCAGTTGCTTATGTAGCTCTTGCTGATTTAGTCGGCTACGAAGCGGGTAAAGGTAGAACTGGAGTCTCGATCGAACCTCAAAGCGCTGAGGTCGAGGTAGACGAAGATAAGCTTCCTGAAACAATCATTCCTTCCGATACGAGGTTGAACCTCAACGTCGGTACTGCTGAAGGCATCGCCAAGCACGTCAAAGGCATCGGCTACGCAACAGCCAAGAAGATCGTTGAGCTGAGGTTGTCTCTTCCTGGCGAACGATTTAAGAATCTTGAGCAGCTCAAAAAGATCGGTCGTGTCGACTGGGATGAGGTGATCGGAGCCGACTTAATTTACATCGACTGATTCGCATAGAATTACTGAAAGGTCGCTGAATAACATTGGAGCTCAACGACTACGACAAAAGCCGTTGTCGCTTCCATTTGGGATACAACGTCGGAGCTAATCTCCCGGCGGGTGATATTGCCCGTCTGGAAGAGGCGATGGCCAGAGTGCCGGATAGTTATTTCTATTCGCGCATCCTGGAACATATGGATCGCTGCGATAAATCTTTTAAGGTTTCGCAGGTTTTTCGCGTTGAAGATCAGCCACAACCCAGTCGCGTTGAGCGCATTACGGGTGACACGGATCGTGCAATCTTCCAGTCCGAGCCGTTAAAAGCGGACAAGGACTACTGGGAGATCTACACCCGTGAGTGTGATCGTCTTGCTGAAGTTCTATACGTGGCGAATTATCGCCGCGAAGAAGTTAGGCGCTACGCCTACGACAGAGCTGGTTCGGAATTCATCATGTCCGTACCAGGCCCCGCAGACACTGCCGTGGGCACCCGAGTGATGCAAGCCCAAGGATCAATGAACTGGAGGTAACTCATGGCAGAACGGTATAGCCGCACATTACTTGGTGAAATTTTTGACGCCATTAGCGGCGGCATAAATAATCGCAACCCTGAGGGGTACTCACGGCACAAGGGAAAACCTGTTAAGCCGGTTTCTCCGGTTAAGGTGCTCGACGCATCGGGCCGTGACG